CATTGAAGATGATGAAGACAAAAAGAAAGCAGCAACACATGCCAGGAGAATGTCACGAATTGAGAAGCAGATGGAGAAGGAGCGTCAACTTCGTGCACAGCAGAAACAAGCATTTGATGATGGACAAAAAGCAATGGACCGTGAGATTGCATTGGCTGAAGCTGCAGGACTGAGCACAGTGGAATTGAAGAAGAAGAAGATTCAAGCATCCATTGACTACCAGAAAGAACAGATCAAAGAGATTGAGAACAATATCAAAGCACTTGACCAGCTATTCAAGAATAATAAATTCATGGAGAAGATGTATGGTGAGCAGAAAGCTGCAGCCCAGAAGAATCTTAATGACATGAACAATGATGTCAAGGATGCAGAGACTGAGAAGAAAGTGATTCAGATCACTGCCAACAAAGATGCTGCAGATCGGGCAAAGGAACAGGCAAAGAAACTTGCGGACCAACAGAAAGCTATTGATGACAGATTGCTTGAAGAAAAAAATCAACTGATCATGGACCTTGAAGCTGCAGAGAATGCATACTATGACAGCTTGAAGACAGCACGTCAATTGGATGAAGACAGAGTAGGTGATTATTACTTTGACCTGAAAGAAAGAGCCCAGGCTAAAGGTGAAGATATCAGTGTCATTGAACTAGCAGAGAAGAAAGCACTAGCAGATATCAATGACAAGTACAACAAAGAAGAACTAGCCAAGGCTGAAGAAAAATATCAGAAACAACGTGATGCCTTGAGACAGTATCAGCAGTATGTCAAGGATGAATATGAACTAGCTATCATTGACTTTGACAATGCTCAAGAAGATGAGAAGAAGTCACTACAGAAAAATCTAGCTGATGGACTCATCAATCAGGAACAGTATGATGCAGCTATTGTAGGAATGGCTGAATTGAGAACAAAGAAACTGAAAGATATCAGTGACAAGAAAGCAGCAGATGATAAGGCAGCAGCTCAAAAGAAATTTGAAGAAGACACTGCAGCATTGACAGCTGGTCTTGATGTGGCACAGAAGTCATTGGATTCATTTTCACAAATCAATGATGCCATCAATCAGATTCAGGACAATAAACTCAAAGCACTGCAGGCTCAGACGGATGCACAGCTCACTGAACTTGACAAGCAGAAAGAGAATGAATTGAAGAATGCCAACTTGACTGCAGCACAGAAGCAAGCTATTGAAGACAAGTATGCAATGGCCAAGTACAACTTACAGAAGAAACAGTTTGAAGCAGAAGACAAAATCAAGCGTGAGCAATTCAAACGTGACAAAGCATTGAAGATTGCATCAATTGCTATTAGTACAGCACAAGCTGTGATTCAATCCATTGCTACTGGTGGTGGTATTCCTTTGGGTATTCCATTCGGTGTGGCTGCAGGAGTAGTGGGTGCTGCACAAATAGCTGCAGTAATGAGCACCAAGTATGAAGGTGGTTCTGCACCAACTATGCCAGAAGTGGGATCAGTGTCAACAGCATCTGCAAGCGCAACACAAGTAGGTGGTGGAGTAGGTACAAATGCACAGACAACTTCACTAGCAGACTATCTGCCTGGTGGAGCAAACAATCCGGGTGTCAGTCAAGTGGTGGTTCTGGAGTCTGACATAACAGGCACGCAGCAGAAGGTCCAGACTCAGCAGAGCTTGAGTACTTATTGATGAATTCCATGTTCTCAGCAGTTAGGAAAGTATCAGATGTGCTGAATGCACCATAGTCAGATAGGTACTTCTTTGCTTTGTGCAGTGAATGACCTAGCTTGAGGTTCTCGCCAGGATAGGTTCTCATAGGCCAAGTATTGAAGTACATTGACTTGAGTAGATGATTGTGTGACTGGTATTCAATCTGACCAAACAGCTCAATGAATCTGCATGATTGAATCATCACTGGCTGGTGACATTCATAGTTTACTATTGTCAGCTTGTTTGCTGTGAGAAAATCAATGGTGTTCTCACATGCTTGTTGATAGGTGACAGAGTGATTGGGAGTGATTGTCACAAAGCCATTGGTCATGACGGTGTGAAATGGGAATCTGTCAGTGATGAAGAAGTCATCATTCATCAGAATAAACTCATCACCAATGATGTGACAGAACAGCATCACCTTGTCAGTAACTTCAGAGCCTGCTGACTTGAGATGTGAGGTGTACGGAATATGAACATACGGCAATGAAATATCAGGAGCATCACCAATGATATAGACTTCAGCATCCGGATATGCAATGTACAGCCAGCGCAATGACTCTGATATCTCATAGTGTGAGCGCTTGAATTTATAGGGGTAAACAAATTTCATGGAACAAACATACATAATATAGATATGATAAAGAACATTCCAGTGTATGAGATCAGTATTGATCTTGACAACGAACAGACAACGGTAAGCTTCAACAGCTGGGTGCATGATCCTGCACATGAGATATCATTCCAAACTTTTGCCAACATGAAGCGGTTTGAATTCAATGATGTGGAGCAGGTCATCAGTGGTGTGGCTATCAGTGCAGATACACCAATCTACAGATACGACAAGAAGACCAATGAAGAATACTATGTGGTCTTCACCAAGCAAGCAATCAAAGACATCATCTTTGACTATGCTAGACGTGGCAACTACAACAACGTGAACATTGAGCACAATGGTGGCAATGTGCTGGATGATGTATTTATGATCCATTCATACCAAGTGGACAATGCCAAAGGACTCACAGCACCTGAAAGATTCAAGGATGTGAATGACGGTTCTTGGATAGTGAGCTACAAAACACAGAACACTGAGCTATACAACAGAGCAAAGTCTGGTGAATGGACCGGATTCAGCATTGAAGGTGACTTTATTCTTGAGCATGTAGGCAACACAGAAGAAATGATGATGGCTCAGATTAAAGAAGAATTTGAAGAACTTAAGACCTTGGCATTTGCTAGACAACGTATCTCATTTGACTTTGATGATACCTTGACAACTGCCAAAGGTCAAGACATGGCCAGAAGATTCCTTGCAGTGAATGATGAAATCTTCATCATAACGGCACGCACACAGTCAAATGGTGGACCAGTGTATGCAATGGCTGACAAACTAGGCATCAAAAAAGAGAATGTGTACTTCACTGGTGGAAAGCACAAGTACATTCTAGTGAATAGGCTCAGAATTGACAAGCACATTGACAACAATGAAGAAGAATTACAGCTCATTCGTGAGAATACAACTGCTGAAGCTTGGAAAATTTAGAACAGGTTTACATAATACATAAAACAACAGACAAATGAACGAAAATTTCAAAGCAATCATGGACTCAATCAGAGAACTGAAAGCTACATTTTCAGCCAAGGCAGAAAGCTTCAATGAAGCAGTGCTTGAAGACGGCACACAGATTTCCTATGAAGGGGAGCTTGTTGTTGGCACGGCTGTTTTTGTAGTGACAGAGACTGAAGAGGTACCAGCACCAGAGGGCACACATGCCTTGGGTGGAGAATTAGCTGGAGTGTCTATAGTAGTGGATGCAAACGGTGTCATCACTGAGGTGATTGATACACGTGCTGAAGCTTCAGGAGATGAGCCAGTGGAAGCTTCAACAGAAGAAGCTCCAGCAACAGAAGTGGCAATGTCAGCTGAGGATGTTGATGCAATCGTGAACGCAAAGCTTGAGTCATTCAGTGCAATCTTCGAGGGATTGACTGAAATGATTAAGACTATTGCTTCAGAGAATGAATCACTCCGCAATGAAGTGACTGGATTGAAAGGTGAATTCGACACTTTCAAATCAGCACCATCTAACCAGGTGACAGAAACTGAGAAGTTTGCACGGGTAACGAGCACCCTGACAGCTCGCCAATTACATTTAAGAAATAGCTTAAACAAATAATCATGAGCTTAAAAAAATTCATCAGCACAAAGTTTGACTATGATGTAAACGATCTTGCACCATACGTTGACCAACAAAGAGAAGACCTAATCACACGTTCTGTGACTGAGGCAAAAACACTTGGGTACATTTCTATTCAAGAAGGAATCAAAGGATCTGAAGCAATCAAATTGCTGAATGACGAAATCATCTACCAACCAGGTGACTGTACAATGGAGCCATCAGGAGATACTATCTTCACTGACCGCAACATTGCAGTAGAAACTCTTGGATACATGAAACGTTTCTGTCAAAAAGACTTGGCAGGTTTCTGGACTCAATTGGCTTTGCGCCCAGGTGCAATGGCTGAAGATCAGTCTTTGCCGTTTGAAGCACAATTGACAAACTACCTTTTGAGCTTGCATGCACTTGAGCTTGACAAGTTGATCTGGAAAGGAAACAAATCAACAGGTACAGGTAACCTACAATGGATGAACGGTTATGTTCAATTCTTGACTGTTGCCAATGGATGTGTGAACTTGAACACTGCAGGTGTTGCTGCAATGGATGAGACTAATGCATATGACATTTTCTATGCTTGTTTCACAAATTCACCTGAAGCAGTAGCTGAGAATCCTAACTTCATCTGCTTTGCAGGCCGTGAGTCTTTCAACTTCTTGATGAAGAATCTTGTTGACTTGAACTTCTTCCACTATTCACCAGCACAAATTGCTACAATGAATGAGGTGATTGTTCCAGGAACAGACATGCGTGTTGTTAAGGTACCAGGATTGAATGGATCTGATGCAATCTTCACAGGAAAATCAACAGACTTTGTCTTTGGAACTGACTTGTCATCTGACTTCGATAATTATGAGATGTGGTATTCTCAAGATGATGACGTGATCTACATCCGTTCTAAATTCCGAGCAGGTGTACAGGTTCCGTTCTTGAATCAAATCGGTGTTTGGAGAAACGACTAATTAAAAGAATTCAAGGGAGCGCTCAAGGGTGCTCCCTTTCATAAAATTAAAACACAGAACAGATGGCATGTGAAATGACAACCGGGTACAATGACAGAACATGTACCAATGGCAAAGGTGGAATCAAAAGTGTGTTGTTGTTCCCAGTGGGAGCAATCACTGCACCAATAGGTATCACTGCAAACCAAATCACTGGATTGACTGTAACT